CCGGTGTAAAATATGTACATATTGTATGAAGCCGTAGGTGCTGAATCACTGACTGAGTAAATGGACGCGTTGATAAAGGTGGAATTTGAATCCATCTGGCTAAAATCGAGAGAGCCAGATGGTTGAGGGTCTATTGGCTTGAGAGAAAAGGAAAACGTATAAATGTTTCGAGACGGATAGCTCAGACCGTGACTTAGGGGTTGAATAAACTTCCAGTAATAGGAGCCGTCACGTACATTTTTAGTCGTTACAGTCTGTGCGAGTGGGTTAATCTGGTTCCCATTTAGGTAAATAACAGTTGAAGAAATAATAGGGTTATTGGTTTCTTGTTGAGTCAACGTGTTCGTGTCCGAAAATGGCAAACTGTAATTCTGACTCGAGAAGTTGAATCGGTTGTTAAAGTACGTGGGATCACTGGCGTTTTCGTATAACTGATTTCTCACGAACCAGTGCAAAATTTTGACAGGTGTACCCGGTGTCAGGTTTGCCACAAAAGGAGACTGGGTCGCTGGGTACACAGATTCGTTTCTCGTAAAACCTATCACGTTCTTCTGTACAGTATTTTGGATATAATTTCTCTCCGCGTCACTGAGTACAATCTCTTCGGTCACGACGTAAAAATTACTCATTGACACAGAGGGCGCGCTGCTGAAAAACGTCACGGGATTGAACGTGAGCGTGAGAATCAGATTTCGGTGTTTGTGCGCAGCACACGTCAAAAAGCCGGGCTTGAAATAAAAATTGTCGTGATACACTGGGTTCGCCGTGAACGAAGACGAGTGCCGTCTCGAAAAGAAAAAGTGAAGCGGGATGTACAAGTCTCCCCCGTTCGTCGGGTCGACATTGACCATGTAATCATACGCCTGAGCCTCTTCAATGGAGTAGTACAACTCAGTGTACACGACGTTCCAATCCGTCTTTATAATCTCGAGAATGGTGTCATCCGCGGCCAACTGAATCTGATTCAGAATCGCGAGTCCAACGTTGTCGCAGTATTGCCCCAAAGGTGGACCACCACCGGGAGTGGTATTGGCCAAAGAAGGCAACGTACACTTGATGAACATGTTTTGGAGAATGTCACTCATCTCCTTTGGTCGAAACTTTACTGTGAGCACCTGGTTAAAGGGCCAATTTGTGGAACTGTCATTGTTGACTTGGATACTCGCAGAGTACTTTGTAAACTGTGTGTGCTTCGTGTTTGTAAACTGAAAAAAGGAGTTGCCCGTGTTGCTCGTGAGGTACCCATCTTGTAACCCGACCGCGTCAAGTGACAAAACTGCACCCGTTCCAGCCTTTCCCAGAATGTCTTCAGGCTTGCAAGATGCCATTTGTCTACTATTGTATCATATTTTTAATGTCCGCTTTCCACAAGTTGAGAATCTGAGTCTTTTGAAGCGTCTCGAGCTCTTCAACTGCTTGCGCAGATTCCTGAGTCAGTTTCGCAATGGCCTCCTCTGTGTACTGATACGTCTTGATGTCAAGAAGGTAATCGAACGCCCCAAACTTCCTCATGAGCTCATCTTCCAGAGAACTCTTCTTTCTCTTGAAGATGATGAGGTCACCGTCCACGACTTGACGAACAAACTTCGCCTTGTTGGACAACACCAGAGCCTTCTTTGTCAGTGCATCAATCATGTGTTTCTTGCGAAGTGTGTAGTACTTGATTCGAATTTCGACAAAGTCGCTCAAAATTTCCTCGGCCGAAGAGTACCTCTTGATTCCAGTCTCCGGGTGAAACAGGTGCATGTTGCTCGTCCGAATCGTCTTGTTCAACTTGAGATCCTTTTCGAGGTCACTCCCTTGGTACTCAGAAATCTCAAAGTGGACATCGTTCGTAGTCGAGTTGTTCTTGTACCCAGAAATAACCTTCTTCTCAACCAGGTCGTCGAGGTGCTCTTTGTAGTCTTGGATCCAGCGCCCGGGAGGGAGTTCGGTAACCTTCACAGAAGACCCTAGGACTTCGTAGACGCCTTTCATGTTCCACGAGTGTTCGTCGCTCGGATCCTGTGTGATGGTCCCTTTGAACCCCCTGAACCAAGGCTTCATCTTCACAATCGGCTTGCCCTTGAGAGAGTTTTGGATATTGTCAGAAATGTCCTTGGGGTTGTACGGCGGAACGTAACAACTGAAACCAGTGCCTATTCCCTCTGTACCGTTTATGAGCACGTTCGGAAGAACCGGTACAAAAAACTCTGGCTCAATCTTCTTTCCGTCATCTGTCAAGTACTCGAGAACTGGATCGTCCTTCGAGTCAAAGAGTTTCCGGGCCTCGGGTGTCAACCTGGTGAAAATGTACCTGGTCTGACTCGCATCTTTTCCACCCATGAGACGCGTACCAAACTGTCCGCACGGCTCGAGGAGGTTCATGTTATTCGAACCGGTGAAATCGTGTGCGAGTTTCACGATAGTCTCAGCAAGAGACACCTCGCCGTGATGATACGAAGTCTTTTCGGACACGTACGACGCCAACTGCGCAACCTTCATCTCTTCGGTGAGACCCTTTTCGAAGCATGCGTAGAGAACCTTGCGCTGCGAAGGTTTCAGACCGTCACACATGCTCGCGATCGACCTCCGAAGATCGGCCAGACTGAAATTGATGAGGTCCTTGTGAATAAACTCGGAAATCTGCAAGTCTGAAATACCTCCGTAGTTCACTTCAAGATTCTTGTCAGAAGCATCGAGCAGCCACTGCTTGCGCTCGTCCGCCTTGGTCTTGTCAAACGCGAGAACAATCGCCTCCTTTGACGAGTCGTCGAGCTGGAACGCAACAGTGAGTTGCTTGATATTCTTGAAGTACTCACGCGCTTCGACCGACGTCGATGTTCCGAGACCCTTGTAGTACTTGATTTTCCAAGAACTCCGAGACTCCTTTTCGTACCACGTTCTAAACGCCGAGTCCGTGTAAAACGACTCGATGTGCGAACCCTTTGTAGCCTTGATGATCGGAGTCACCATGCTCACAACAAAGTCGAGCTTGAGAAGACTCGGCCAAAAGTAATGAATCATGTTGAGGATGAGTCCTTTGATGTGGCTACCATCGTTGTCTGCGTCAGTCATAATCATCAGCTTTCCGTACCTGAGTTCGGAGACTGACTTGTACTCTCGATCTTGTTGGAGTCCCAGAATCTTCTTGAGGTCATTGAATTCCTGGTTCGCCATGAGTTGCTTGACGCTCGCATCGCGGACATTCTTGCACTTGCCCCTCAGCGGAAACACTCCGTAGTAGTCCCTTCCGACCACTGAGAGCCCCGCGACTGCCAGAGTCTTGGCAGAGTCACCTTCCGTCACTATGAGAACGCACCTGTCCGAACGACTCGTACCCGCGTAATTGGCGTCGTCCAACTTGGGAATGCCAGTGATGGTCGACTTTCGCGAACCGTCAGTCTTCTTGAGCTCCTTCATTTCCTTGAACTTGGCAACCGCGAGAACCTCTTCTTGAATTCCAGTCTTGAGAAGACCTTTTATGAACTTTTGAATCGGTTCAAACTTGCTTCCAAACTCAGAAGGTTTCAGAGTGCACTCGGACTTGACCTGGCTCCCAAATGTTGGATTCACAAGCGTCGAACGGACCATGACAAACATGGTGTTCTTCACGTTCTGAGGCTTCAATTGCAGCTTCTTTGGTGCAAGTTCTTCGATGATGTTGCTCGTGATGGAGTTGACCACGTGGTCAACATGCGTCCCACCTTTGGTCGTGCAAATACCATTCACAAACGAAACTTGTTGAAACCCGTCACTCGGTGCGACAGTCACTGACCACCTCTCGGTGTTGAGAGAGGCCACTTGCACACCTTCGGCGAGGTACATCTTGGCGTACGCCTCTGTAGAAACCTGTTCTAGGACCTGACCCTGAAACGTCACCTTGCAGTTTGCGCTCGTGCACACAACGGCGTCGTGGACGCGTTTCTCGACAATCTTGAAAAAGTCTTCATCGAGACCACTCATTCCAAAACGTTTCCAGTCAGGAACGAACGTGATTTTGACACTCGACGTCGCACCGGAGTGCTTCCTCAGAATAGGTTCTTCTACAGATGACATGTTCTTCTTCCACGTCTGGATGTACTTGATTTTGTTTTCAGAGTCGAGTATCTCGATTTTGAACAACGTGGAATAAATGTTGGCGAGCTTGGCGCCGTACCCGTTGCGACCACCGACGACGCGATCCTTTGTGTCATCATAGTTGGTGCTCGTGAGGAGGTGGCCGAACGTCAACTCCGGGTTCCAGATGCCCTCCTTTTCGTTTTTTAGGACGGCGATTCCACCGAGAGGACCGTTGTTTTCCACGGAAATGCTTCCAGACTCCTTGTCAACTGTTATGTGTACATTCTTGACAAGTTTCGGGAACATTGAGTTTCGATCAATCGCATTGACTAGAATCTCGTCGAAAATTTT